TATTATACCTGATTCTGTTCAATTTTCTATTTTTGGTACTGCGGTACCTGAGATCGTAGTACCTGCTATTGAAAATAGGTACGCTGGTAATACGCTCTATGTAAGTTCGCATTCTAAAAACTCTTACCCTCCGGTAAGTGTAAAATTTAAAATCGATAATGAATACAAAAACTACTGGGTAATGTATAACTGGCTTAACTTACTTCATGATCAGCGTGAAGGTAAGTATAATGCAAGAGAAATTCAAATCGATAAAAATTTTCAAGATTACCAAGTAAATCTTACTATTTTTGGTAAAGATGAGTTCAACAATAGTCGTATAAAATTTACATATACAAAGGCTTTTCCTGTATCAATTGACACAATAGACTATGATTATCAAAATACAGACGAGATTATTTCAGGGTTTACGTTCGTTTACTCGCAACTTCATACAGAAGTTGTCGATTTTTGACTTTTTAGGTCGGAATTAAATAAATAATTTTATGGCTCAACGAACTATTAATTCTCCAGGTGTTGAAATCAGAGAATCAGACTTATCTCTCATCGCACCACAAAACGTAGGTACAAATTTTTATATTACTGGGTTTGCTCAGGAAGGACCTCTTGACGAGGTTTTACTTATTTCTTCTAAACAAGAATTAGATAATACTTTTGGTACGCCTACTAACTCAGCTGAACGTTATTTTTACCATTCTATCAGCGAGTTACTTAATTCTCCAGGAACGGTTTATGCATCTAGATTGCCTTACGGTGCTTCTAAGGGAGACGGATTTGGTTCAGTTTATACAGCGTTAGCATATCCTGTGGTTTCAGTAACTAGTTCTTCAACTGATGCACTTTCTAATAGATCTGTAGCCACGGTTGCCTTGGATAAGGAAAAAGCAACTTACGTGTTAGGAGAACCACAGCAACTGGTGCTTAGTAATGCAGAATATTTAAGCTGTTTAGATGGTTCAGGATTTACATTCTCTGATACAGCATTATCTGCAGGTGCTTTTGATTCAGTTGCAGATCTTAGTGGGGCGGGAATGGTTGTTTTAAACAAAGGTCAAACTACTATTAATGATAATTTTGAAGGTTATTATGTTGGTATTGCTGACAATACTAACCTTAATCCTGATTCAAACTTTGATGCAGTAACAAGATTAAAAACAATTAACAGCGGTGGTGCCGTAGGAGATATATATGGATCCCCCGGAGGTGCGGCTGGCGCGGCTGCCGGCGTAACAGATTATACTACTGTTCCTGACGGAGTAACACAATTTGCTCTATCTGCTGAGCCTCGCGGTGAGAACGGTAGTATATCAGAAGTATTAGAAAATCTTACTGATTATGATATTGATGGTAGAGAAGATGACGACGTACTTAACATTGGTGTGTTTAAATTACGTAAATCAACATATGCTTCTGAAGCATTTAAATTAGATTACTTGCTCGAAGATGCAGTTGTTGGTTCAACTAACTACTATAGAAAGCAGCTTAATCCAACAGGAGGCCCTGAAGTTAATTTCTTCCTTGAAAATCAAGATTCTAAATCTAGAAATATTGAAGTACTTGTTAACCCTTACATTTCTAATTACTTTAGAGGTACTGATGGTCAGTCTGATAGCCCTAACCCTAATTTTGTAGGTAGTAAGGTAGCAGATAAAAAGATTAGGGTGTTTACTGATAGTCTTGTTAGTCAACTTACAGCTATACAAAATCAAGCCGCAGTTGGTACGATGTCGGTTGCTAACCAAAACACATTGGCTTATTTAGGTCTTTCAGCTGATGCCAAGCTTCAGACCTCCTTAACTACTATGTTATCAAGTAAAGCTGATTCGCTTTATCCATTAGGAGCCTTTAACGATCAACAAGTCAAAGAGAAAATTCTTGGTGATATACCCCTTAAAATTGATAGAGCGTTAGAAAGAATAAAGAATGATGAAATCTATGATATAGATGTTGTTGTAGAAGGTGGCTTAGGAACAATACATGCCGCTTCTGATGCTTCAGGTACTACATATTATGATGAATATGCAATGGATAGCAGTTTAATTACAGCAGTTAATGGATTAAGAACATCTAATGAAATTACTGGTACTGCTAGGACTTTACGAAATAACTACTCTACTATCTTTAATAAGTTTGAGAAGTTTTGTACTCCACCATTCTTAGGAGGTGATAGAGGAGACTGCTTGTTTATTGCAGATGTATTACGTCAGATCCTAGTTTCAGGTGAAAAGAGTAGAACTCTTGATAACAAGAGTAGAAACTTCCAAAAGGATATTTACTGGCCAATCAGACACCAGTTTGAGAATGAAAATACTTCATACGCTGCAGTATATGCACAGTGGCCAGAAATATATGATGAATACTCTGGTAGAAATGTATTTGTACCGTTCTCTGGATTTGCTGGAGCTGCTATGGCACAGACAGATGCTAACTTCTTCCCATGGTTTGCCCCAGCAGGCTTTACGAGAGGGTTAGTTCGCTTTGCTAATGATCTAGCTATTAATCCTAACCAAAAACAGAGAGACGAGCTTTATAAAGCTAATATTAACCCTGTAGCATTCTTCCCAAGTCAAGGCCAAGTTATATTCGGTCAGAAGACTCTAAGTAAGAAACCTAGTGCATTCGATAGAATTAACGTTAGAAGGTTGTTCTTATCACTTGAGCGACCTACTAAGAAAGCTTCTAGATTCTTTGTATTTGAACAAAATACTGAGTTTACTAGACAGAGACTTATTAACGTTCTTACGCCATTGTTTGAGAGAGCTAAAAATAACGAGGGTCTATTCGACTATCTGATAGTTTGTGACGAAAGAAACAACACCCCGGAAGTTATAGATGCTAACGAGTTAGTGGTTGATATTTACCTTAAGCCGACACGAACAGCAGAATTTATCTTAGTTAACTTCATTGCAACTCGCACTGATGCTAATTTTGAAGAAATTATAGGTGCTTAACACTTTTTTAATTAAATACTATTATGGCGACAACAATTCAAAACTTCTTTTCAAGGGCAGCAGATAAGCAATTTGCTCGAGATTTTCTATTTAGAGTAAAACAAATTAATATTGAAGGTGTAACATTTGACGGAGATACTGATTTAGTTTATGCTAGATCAGCTCAACTCCCAGGTAGAAACATTGAAAATAAAGTTGTTAATTATTATGGTCAAGCATTTAATATTCCTGGTAAATCAACTTACCCGGGATCAGAAGCTTATTCTATAGAGTTTTATCATGATGAAGGAATTGATCTTAGATCTAAGTTCGAACTAGCGTCGCGAAATGTATTTGATAACGAGACTTCTACAGGTCAGTATGGTATGCCCGGTGATGAGTCAGTTATTAACCTTGATGTAATTAACAAAGAGTTAAACGTAATCCAATCAATTGAATTAGTTGGAGCATCTTTAAGAGATATTAATGCTGTTGATTATTCTATCGCTGAAGGTACTGGAGAGATTTTAAACTTCTCAGTAACATTCGCTTATCACTTCTATAGAAACTTTAGCTAAACGTTCTTAGCTTTTAGCCATAAATATTATTATGGCAAATGGCTCTTCAGACTTTCTTCAGGCATTTAGTTCTGAAAGTCGATATTTCGTATCTAACCCCTTTCTATGGAAAGTATCTATAGATGGTGATTTATCTGGAGCTATTAATTCAGCACTACAAAAGGGTAATGAAAATTGGTCAGCTAATGTTCAACCAAGCTTACTAACAAAAGGTGGAGCTATATTAGTAGCGAGATCGGTAACTACTCCTCAAGAATCAAGTGTATTTGCTCCACAAAGTGTAAACAATAGAGGAGGTTTTTTACCAGGGTATTCATTAATTGAAAGAAATGATTTTTTAACTAGATCATTTAGTATAAATTTTTTAGAAACAGAAGATGATATTGAACATGGGTTTATGAGACCATGGATGATTGCATTAGGAATAGATGGTTTAATTAACTTTGGCTTAAAAACTAATATAGTAGTTAAACAATATAATAATCAGGGTTCTATGAGGAAAGGTTATATATTTGAGGATGCTTTTCCTACAGCTGTAGAGGGCTATACGGTAAGTCATGATAGTGATGACTTCATTGAAAAGTCGGTAACGTTTGCTTGTAAAAATTATAAACAATTATAATTATTTTAGATGTATCATTTAGTTTTACCTTTTAATAAAAAAATAGTAGAACTTAAACCTGTTACTTTAAAAGATACTTTAGACTTTTATCATTTAGGTAATGATTTAAAAACTATAGTTAAAAAACTTGAAAGTTTTATTATTACAAAAAATTTAAATTTAATTGAAAAGCTTTATTCACTTTTCTATCTTAGAGAGACATGCTTAGGTAGCTTAATAAATTTATCAGATTATGCTTTAGATATTAATATATTTCTATCTGAGCTTGAAGAAGTTATAGATATTGAAAAGCAAATTGTAAAAAATAATTTAATAATTGAATTAGACTACCCTACTAATTTTTGTTACTATGATAATGATGAAACATCTTTAATTAAAAGTATTCAGATAGATTCAGAAAAGGTTATCTTAGATAGTTTAGATAAAAATTCAAAAGATGTTTTACTTAATTATATACCTCAAAATATATTGAAAGAAATTAAAAACTTTAGAACTAGTAATCAAAATAACTTACAGATCAGCTTTTTAGTTAAGGGAAATAATAATATTCTTAGATATCTATCTACAGATCTTATAATCTTTTTAAAAAATATTTTCACAGTTTTAACCCCCCATACATATCGACAGCATATTTTTACATTAAGTAAACGAATGCAAGATATATCGTACATTACTACACAATGTACATTAGTCGATATCGAAGACTATATTAATTTATATGTTAAAGAAACAGAAGAAAGTAAGGGTGCTAATGACCCTACTATAGATGGATTTTAAAATTTACTAAGTAAATATAGACATGTCAAGCTTACCAGAGGGGTTTTTAAATAAGTTAAAAGAGGATAATATTGATACTATTAGTTACGATAGTTTTAAAGACGGTAAAGTAACAGTAAATCAACTTACCCTTAAACAACAAAAAGATATCTTATCTACTGCAGTTGATGGAATTAAGGGCGCAGTAGAGTTTGCTAAAATTATAAATGATATTATTCTTGCAAACTCTGATAAGAAAAACCTTTCTATAGTTGATAAACCAGCAATCCTGCTTAAACTGCGTCAGTTATCTCTCGGTGATGATATAGTAGTTGAAGAGGAAAAGTTGAATATAAATGATTTTATAGATAACATAAAAAAAGTTAAAGTTAATTTTAAAACTAAACATGTAGTTAAAAATGGTAATATTGTCTTAAAGCTTAAAATACCTACCCTTAAAGAAGAATCAACTATCTTAGCAAAATGTATTGCAGATGTTGAAAAGAAAAAAACCGCCTCTACTAGTGATAGTTTCGGTATAATTTATCTCTTTGAACTTATAAAGTATATTGAAGAAGTAGATATTGGAGAAGACTATTCATTAAAATTTGAAGATTTAAAAATAGCTGATAGAACTAAAGTGGTGGAAAATTTACCTCTTTCAGTTTATAAAGAATTATCTAAATTTTTTAACAGTATCGATAGCTACATTAAGAGTGTATTAACTGTTAACGATAAAACTATTACCTTAGACCCCTCCTTTTTCGATGCTACTACCTAAATATATGTAGGTAAATGGCAGAAATCGATGACGAGCTTTTAGGAGATGCAATAGGTGCTTTAAACGACGCAGCTAAAGTTAGTGGTGAGGAAACTAGCGAAAAAGTTATAAGAAGTGAAGCATCTACTTTCGGGAAAAGGCAAAAAAGACCTGATCCAAATTCCGGTACTAACAAGATTTTTTATACAAAAGTAGCTACTATATTTGCCGAAACTTTTCAGAAGGTAAAAGAAGCTAATGAAGATGATACCGCTTTAAAGACAGATGTTCAACAAGATGCTTCCACGCCTGCAGGTAAAGCTGCAGCTCAGACTAAAGCAGGTAAAAAGGCTAGTTTAGGTTTAATAGGTACTATAGGATTAATAATAGCAGGAGTTATAGCATTAGCTATGTTCTTAAAAGATAAATTATCTCCTTTACAAGAACGTCTTTTAGCAGCATTTAAATTTTTAGGACCGGTTTTTGATTTTCTGTTTAAAGTTGGAGATGATATAGTCAAGTTTTTTAGTAAAGGTAAAATAGCTAAATTAATAGCTAAAATGCCTGGAGCTAAATTTTTAATGGGTATAGCTGGTAAAGTTGGTGGTAAAATATTTAAAGTTTTAAAATTTATTCCTTTTATAGGCTCTTTAATAAACTTTGGTTTTGCAATAATGCGGTTTAAAGAGGGTGATATCTTTGGAGGTATTTTAGAGATACTTGCAGGATTAGGGGGAATATTACCACCACCATTCTTCTTAATAGGTATGGCTCTAGAAGGTATTATTCTTGCAAGAGATTTGATGGGTACTGAAGAAGATGGTAGTAAAAAATTCGATAATAAAATAAAAGGGGTAGGCGGGTTCTTAAAAGATATAGCGAGTAAGATAGGGGGCTTTATAAGCAAAAATTTAAGAAACTTACCAATATTTGGAGGTTTAGTATTAGGTTACGAGTCTTTACAAGCCTTTTTTAGAGGTGACTTTAAGGAAGGATTTACTCTATTCGGTAGATCTATTTTAGCATACGGGTTAGGAGCTAAAGGCGCTGATATGGTGATTAATGGCGTAGGATTTATAATTGATTTTTTAAAGGGTGTAGAAAAACCACCAAATATAAGCTTTCCAAGCTTTGGTACTATCAAGAAATTTATTAGTGATATAGGATCCAAAATAGGTCAGTTTTTTATTAATATAAAAGATTCAATCTTTGAATTCTTTGAAGAATGGTTTAGTAATTTTAGTTTTGAAAAAATACTAGAAACTGCTAAAAATGCTTTTAGTTTTGTAGGTAACGCTATAACAAGTGTCATTGACGGTGTATTTAATGCTGTAAAAAACTTAGGTTCGTGGCTAGGAGAAAATATACCTTTTCCGTCGTTCGATACAATAAAAAATATATTTGGTTTTGTTAAAGATATGCTCTTTGGTATACCTGGAAAAATTCTAGATATAGCAAAAGGTATAGCAGGTGGAGCAAAGAAGTTTATAGGTGGTATAGTTGATTTCTTTAAGGGAGATGATGATGAGAGTGATGCAGTAGAAATAGAAGGTAAGGATATTAATATAACGCGAGAGATTACTTTACCTGATTTTTCAACTAAGTTAATGGAAAAACTAGTTCACGTTAATGAACTAATGTTGTTAGTTAATAAGCAGCAAGCCTCATTTTTAAAAGCTATTCATTCAGAAATGAAAATTTT